ATCAAAGCTGTTCGATAATTATCGCCGTAGTCTTGCGGCTCTAACTCAAAGAATACTTGCCAATGGCAGAATTCCTCAAAGCTTATCTTCAACTCTGATACTGGTCGCCTAAAAAATGCCGCCAGTCGGTACTGGGCTAATAGTAACGGCTGGCTTTTTAGTTTTTTTCTGCTTCGACCTTGTCGCCTGACGCCTGCATAATCTCGCGGAAAATGCGAATAATCACGTCAAATTCTTCGGCTAATAAATCTTGCTTGTGCTCGTCTGAAAAGAATTGGTTGCCCGCTTCGTCAGTCGTGCATTGAATGATTACCTCTACAACATCGTCGGCATTATAGGTAACATTGTTGCCCTCGATGCCTTGCACCGATTTGGCTAGTTCCATCATACGGTCGAATGACAATTTACGCACCTTTAGGGTTACGCCCCATTCTGGTACTTCGATTGACTTGCGCCCTTGCGTCCGATTCTTAAAAATGTCGCTTGCTGTTTTCATGTTGCCCTCTATTTGCAGTATATTATCAAAGCCAAATTATGTCCATTTAGCAAAAAACAAAGCCCCGCATAAGCGAGGCTCTGTCAGCGTTACACCATAACGATTAGGTCGGGTCAGTGTAAGTTACGCCACCGCTAATACGACCTTCCAAACTGGCTGTTAATACGCCTTCTGCTGTGGTTTCGCCACGCATGAAGCTAGTAATAACCAAAGTGAAAGAAGCCTTAGAGCCGTCAACCCACTCAATTTCAAAGTTCTTAGCGCTGCCATTAGCATCGCGTAAGGCTTTGTGAGCAGTATTGGTTGCTACATAAGACAAGGTAAATGATACCGCGTTACCTTCTGCTAATCCACCAATAAATTGGCGAGCCGCGTCAATTTCAGGAGTAGTTTCACCGATTTCCGATACTTGGGTAACTTCTGCGATTTTAGTAAATACTTCAGGCGATGCGCCATCGCCCAAGCGTAACTGCGTACCCGCAGCAATTTTAGCTTGTGATTGTGCCATTTTAGATTTCCTCGTTTACATAAAAGGTGTAACGCTGACTCACCCAATGGGTAATGTCATCGCCGTCTTGCTGGTCAAAGTCTGACTCTGATTCCATTGTAACAAATTGCACGGATATGTCACCCAGCGCCCCACGATGGAAATTTAGCGACTTTCTGACCTGTTCAGATAATAGCTTAGATTGCCCGTAAGCGCCACTTCCCCTAGCCATGCAGTCAATTTGTATGGTAATTTCAGATGGCCCACTATCACCGCCCTCAATGTTCGCGTTGCGGGTCGAGCTGATGCGCTGATAACGGATAAGCGGAAAGGTCGCAGCCTGTGGCACTCGCGGGTAGACTCGGTTAGATACAAGCGAGCCTAAATAGGCTAATAAGTTTTGTTCAATCATTTCTTCCTCGCTTTGTTTACTGCCTTGTCAACCGCTTTCTTTAATTCATCGCCCACGCTGCGGTAGCTGCTGGCCATAAAAATGGTGTAGCGTTGTTGTTTGCGCTGCCAAACTCGACAAAGTGACCATGCCGAATACCGCTTACCAATAGGCTAGCTGGTGGCGTCAGTCCCTTTTGCGTGTAATAGTGATTGATATACATCGCTAATGCTTTTCGGTTTGACCTTAGCGGCAGAATCTCCACTCCAGCACCGACACCTTTTGCGCTCGTCTTTTTCTTCGGCTGTACTCGAATTGATAACGCTTCGGATAACGCGCCCGAACCATCGCCAACTTTTGCTTTTTGCTTAGCGGTTGGAAGCATTTCTTTTCTAGCTGCCGTTCTCATAGCGCCATTGACTAGCGAGCGTTGCTTTTTAGGGTCGGCAGGAAATGCCGCCGCCATAGCCTTC